ATTTTAAAATCTTGTCCTGCACCCCATCTCATTTCTAAATCATCGCCAAGTAGTTTTAAATCTGTTCCATCAAAAGTAAGATTAGATTCTACTGTTGCTACACTAGCAGAATGATATGTTAATAAACCATCTTGAGTAGTACCTGAAGTAACAATAGGTTGTGATGAAGATAATATAAAACCTGCACTACTAAAATCAAATGTAATATATTTACCATGGTCAGCACCTACTAAAGCTCCACCACCACCTGTGCCTGTAATTCCTGCTATGTCATCTAGAAAAGCATTAGATGCTTGAGCACCTATGTCGCTTAATACTTCACTAGCAGTTCTTGCTTCTAGAGTAGTAGAGTTTGTAAACCTTGCAAATTCATTAGCATTTATTGCTCCTGTAGTTCCTACAACTGTTGGAAATCCTGCTACTTTTAAATCAGAATTATCATTATTATCTATTAAGATAAACTTATCTCCTGTCTGTATTTGTGTCAGAGAATCTGTTTTATAGTCAAGTGTTACTACTTGAGGTTTTTCTTGACCACCTAAAGCAACATCTGTTGTACCAAAAATAGTGTTTTGAAATGTTGTAGTATCTGCATCATCTAAATATGTTTTAGCAAAAGAAGATATAATTGTATCATTAGGCACTGTTAGTGATTTTATACCATCTAAGTCTGTAACTTCGCTGTCCATCAAAGCACCAGCAGTTGTTACATTGGCAGTATCTGTTTTATCTGCTAATGCTTCTATGCCATCTAACTTTGAACCATCTGTAGCTAAATCTCTTCCATCTACAGTGCCTGATACTGATATATTACCAGTGACATTTATAGCGTGTGAAAAGTCAAACTCTCCTGGGTTTTGGTCCCACAAAATAGTTGCATCAGTTGAAGCATCTACAGCATCTTGTATTGTAATACCTGCACCATCTGCAGAGCTTGAAGTATCATTAGTAGCATGATAATTCATTACAATGTTTTTATCTTCTACTTGTAAAGTAGCTGTATTTAAAGTTGTAGTATCACCCTGTACAGTCAAATCTCCACTTATTTGTACACCACCTGAAAATATAGCATCTCCTGATGTAGAAAGTATTACAGCAATAGCAGAAGATGAGCCTGATTTCAATGTAAGTCCACCAAGAACTTGGCTCAATCTACCATATTCTGTGCCACCGTCTTTTAGTATAATTTCAGAACCATCTGCATCAAGAGTTATATTTCCTGCTACATCAATACTATCTGCTACTAAATTTCCTGTAACAATAGGACTTGCTAAAGTTTTGTTAGTAAGTGTTTGTGAACCAGTAAGAGTTGTTACTGTAGAATCAATATTTAAAGTTATGTTACCACTAGAACCACCACCAGAAAGTCCTGTACCAGCAGTAATACCTGTCACATCTCCTGAAGAAGTAGAGCTTCCTTGCACTATAAGATTTGTTACATCTCCAGTTGTTTGTGCTAGTTTTTGTGTTGCTTTGTTTTGTTCTGCATATACCTGTTCATATACGATACCATTTCTTTTTTCTTGTTTTATCAGCTTTCCGTCTTCAATAAATGATATATGTTCACCCTCTCTGATATTTTGAGCAGATGGTCTGACTCTAAAGAATGAGTCAATTTGATTAACTCTATGTTCACCAGATTTTGGCATTATGAAGGTCTCTTGTTAGTTTGTCTGTAATCTATGTTAATGTCATTTATGTCTACAGCTCCATCTGCTGTCAGTTTAAAAGACATAGATTCACAATCTCTATCGTTTGCAGCAATAGTAAATTCTTTTGTAGCATACTCTGTTCCCAAAGCCTGAGCAGATAAATCATTATAGCTTGACTCTCCGTCATTAGCATATCCTAATGTAAGGTTTGTTCCATTTCCTCTTGCAGTAACAAAAACTCTTTTTACTTTTTTAACTAATCCAGGGTTACCAAAGTCTATATCTTTAGTTCTCAAATCTATTGCTTTTGTTCCTACATCCCCTGTTAGTAATTTTACAGTTTTAGTATTGCTACTTCCATATTCTAAAAAATATAATCCATCAAACGATGGTAGAAAATTAGATATACCAGCAGTACCTATAGATTTTGTTATACTCCATCCTTGTCTTGCAAAATCAAAAACAAAAACATCTGTATCTGCTGCAGCATCTTGTACTACATTAAGTTGTTTATATTTATTATTGTAACCAATGGCTGGGTTTTTTGTAGTCTGGTTATTTCTCCATGTAGCATCATCTAAGTTTGCAGTTAATTCTTTTGGACTTGAAGAGCCATCAAATATATATACTCCATCATCATTAACCCAACAAACTCCAAACGGTGTTTTACATACTGATTCTTGTTGTCTACATCCCATACCATCATATTCAGCTTCTAAAAACCATCCAGCATCAGATGTAGAAGATACATTGATTACGTACAGTTTCTTTTGTTTAAACGCTAGCATTCTATTTCCTAAGCTATGTAATGCTGTAAATGAATCACCATCACTAATTCCAATATCTAAGTAATAACTATCTGGAAATGTAGCAAATCTGTTTACTGGACTATAGTAAACTCTGTCATCATATACTTTGTCGTCTTTTCTTACATTGGCTACCCATGCTCTTCTAGCACATACTGTAGCTGCTTTAAATCCACCTTTTGTACCAAAGTCTATATTTTCTTCATCTTGAGAATATCCGTTTATACTTTCATAGGTGTCTAATGATGGGTTTACTACATCAATACCTGTAACTTTTGCAAAATTAGTTCCTGTTCCTTGACCATCAGTAAATCCAGTGTAATCTTCAAATAAATTAGTTCTTACACCTCTTTGATAATCTACATCTAAAAATAGTATCCATCTACCATTACCATCTTTCTTTCTAGTGTATACTCTTACACCTTTTTCATTTTTTCTAGCACTGTATGAACCATCTTTAATTATAAATCCTACATTGGTAAAATAAGCTCCTGAAGTAAGAGCAAACAATGTAGACTGTGGGGTTTGTGGTAATGTTTCATTGTCTTGTAAATCAACTACTGTATGACAAAACTCATACGAACCAGCTTCCCATCCACCACTAGTAACAGCTATTTCTGATGTGCTACGTGTTTGTACTTCTGATGAAGAACCATGCTCTAAAGCACCTGTTCCAAATACATCTCTGTCAACAAGAAGTTGTAATACTTTATTATCGTCAGTAGATAATAAATCCAACAACGCTGTGCTTCTTACTCTCATTGCTTCTTGATTTATAAATATAATATTACCTATCATATTTCCTCTTGCTCCTGTAGTAAAAGCACCATTATAATCCATAGACAAGCTGTCCATATCTTCAGGAGTTTGTAATTTTAAATGAATTAGTTTATCTGTAATACCTATATCATAGGTTTGATTTGGATTTGTTTCATTTGGGTTTGGAGTTACAACTAGTCTGTTGCTAGTTCCATTTTTTACAATAGTTGTATATGAAATATTATCTAATGTAGGGTCTGTTTGTATTGATACACTAAACTCACCAGCTGTATCTGGTTCTGCTAAGCTGTTATCTGCTATAGAATGAAACTGAGTAGAACTTTTTTCTACTTTCATAGTAGTGTCTAAAAATCCTGTTACGTCTGTACCAAATCTAGATTCTTTTACATAAGGCATTCTTCTAGGCTCTGCTGTAATACTTGAATCTACTGCAAGTTTATCAGATACATGAAGTACACCATCTACAAAATAATATACTGGCTGTACAGCTCCAGTTACTTGCATATCTATTTCAGCGTCTCCAGAGTCATCTGCTAAAGTAAAATTACCTGTAGCATCAAAGTCTCTTCTAAAAAATTGTATAGTACTATTACCAGCACCTTTATCTATAGGATAAGCTATTGTTTGAGATGGCTGTGTTGCAGTTCCACTAGAATCTACATTAAATTGTAAGTTAAATATAAATGCTCCATTACCCTGCTGAGTGTGAGTCATTGTTTCTGCAGAGCTTTTACTAGAAGCATCTGAAGTTGCCTCTATAAGACCTGGGTTTGATAAGAAAACATTGTCTGCTTTCTGGACCTGATTGGGTGCAATATCCCTAGGAGAGGACTTAGTATTAAGTCCTCCACTAAAATCATTTAATTGTAATGACCTTCTAGGCATCTATTAACACCCACATCCACATTCACAGTTCATGTCTTTCTCCTTACTTTAGGGCTTTTTTAACTTCAGCCCAGATTTCATCATCTAATTTATTGTCTGACCTTTTAATAAAATGGTCACCAAGTTTAATTAACACAGCTTTTAAGATTTTTTCACTTAATAGACCTGTTAACATTTTACTGATTACTATATTCATGTTATCTCCTATTGTTTAACATTTCCATCTTCTTCGTGCTTGTCTAATTCTAGAATTTGGATTATTTCTAGTTTTAGCAGAACTTCTTTTCAGTTGCCCTAATGACCTTGCACAATAAGACTTTCTTCTTTTAGCTGCCTTACTACCTTTTTTAACTTTACCAGTAACAGCAGTTTTTAATTTACTACCTGGGTTAGCTCTTCTGTAAGCAGCTACACCCTTCTTTGTCATTCCAGCACCTTTTTTAGTAGGTCTGTAATTAGCATTCTTGCCTTTAGTAGTTTTTCTTATAGCTTTTGCTTTTTTTCTAGGCATTACTTTATTACTTTTTTAATTTTATCAAAAACTTCTTGTTCATCAAATCTCATACTTATACCAGGTTCATATCTCATAACCTCTTTGCCTTCTTTTAAAATAATAATAGTAGGCACAACTTTTATGTTCCATTCTTTTTGTATCACTGCACCAACAGTTTTATTATTTAAATCTACTTCAGCTACATAACAAAGCTTAGCTAGCTTTTCTACCTTAACTCTGTTTGCGTGATTCCAAGATGCATTAACTTGTACTACTGCACATTTTTGCACATTAAGTGCTTGTATTGATGCAAAGTTATCTAAGTTGACTGACTGTGAATGCAACCAAGATGATAGCGAGCAAAAAGTTAATACCAAGTATGATATAAATTTGTTGTTCATCTGTAAACCTCATTATTTGTTATTCATGTCAAGCAGAGTTTCTTGTATCATTCTAGTATCGTCTTTTACAGAGTCTACTTTATCTTCAAGCTTGTCTACTTTTTCTTCTGTATTTAATATAGAGTCACGAATCATTTGGTCTTTTAAATCATACTCCATACGTGAAACCTCAGGCTCTGGCAATTCTTTAGCAAGTTCTATTTCAGCCTGCAGAGAATACCACATCCCTATAATCATACCCACAGTAACTAAGATACTAATACCTGTTTCTATAGATAATGTAAATTTAGTGTCTTTTCCTACTTCCATTTTTTACCTCATATTTGCTGGTACAATACCTCTTGTACCACCTGTTTTTTCGTTCTTTTTCATACCAAATTTTCTTAAACCTTCTCTATAGGTTGATAGACATTGTTGTGCAGATGCCATTCTAATCTGTGCTATAGCAGGGTTATCTTCTCTTGATGCTGCATCCATCAAAGCTTTATATTTTACATAATCAATTAACAAAGGCTGTAATGTATTATCTATATCTAGTGTGCCTGTAATAGATGTTAACTTATCTGGCTCTGCATAATATGATATTACCATACCATCAGTTATAGTATTACCTGAGCCTAGCTGTACTGGTTTTAGTTTTGTTTCAGAAGTTTCTGATGTACCACCGTCACCTATTTCAGTTGCTATTGCTATTCTATCACCTTCAATCCACCATACGAATGATGTTGATGGGTCTTTGTATGTACTGCTTACTGCTGCCATGTTATACCTCTGTCCATGTTGTGTTAGCTGATGCTTCGCTATAGAACTGTTTTATTTCCTGATTTGTTAATCTAGGAATTTGTATATATTCACCAGCATCATTTTTAATTGCACATCTAAATACTTTATTTACAGTAATTGCTCTATCATCATCTAAATTATACCACAACTGATTATGTGCTAAGTCTGTTTTAGCATATTCTACTTTCTGCAAAAACTGACCCATATCAATTAATGCTTCATTAATTAAGTTCAATACATAGTTTTCTGATACTCCAGGAACAGCCTGAAGTACTCTACTGTATATCTCTTTACCTGTAAATTCTATTGCAGCCATTATATTGCTCCTTGTAATGTTTGTATCTGCTCTTTATATCTTGCATCTATCATAGCATATTGTTTTTCATACCAGCTATATTTAGCAATATCTTTCTGTAAGTTAGAGTTATATTGCTGTACTTCTTTATTTACATTAGCAGAAAATTTTCCAATATCTACTTGAAATCTTGAAATCTCTTGCACATAATCTTGTATTGCAGCTTCTAAAGTTCTTGCTTCATTTTGAACGCTAACACTTGTAGCCTGTCTCATTAACTCTATAGCTGCATTTGTAGATGATTGCATTTTTTGTACTGCTGCCCCAGTAGAAGCTTGCATTTTAGCAGTAGCAGCAGATGTTGATGCTTGCATTTTAGCAGTAGCTGCACTAGTAGAGGCTTGCATCTTAGCAGTGCCTGCAGTAGTTTTACTTGATGCTATTGCAGTGTTTGCTCTGGTGGTTTCTCTAGCAGATGCAATGCTAGCTTGTGTTGCAAGTTCAGCATCTTTAATGGTCGCTGTCATGGCTGCTTTTTCATTTTCTACTTCTGTTTTAAAAGCATTTACATAAGAATTAATTTTTGCTATTTGAG